GAAGATTACGCTCGGCCCGCTAAGAGTGTTCCCGATTCGAGAATCGAACGTCAGATCCCCATCGCGTGAAACATAGACGCGGCCCGCTTCCGCGTCGTCAGAGATCGAGCGTAGATATTGAGCGACGGAAGTTCCTTCTGAGATCGCATAAGCGCCGAGAGTCGTAGTTCCCGTCTGTATGTCGCGAGTCCCGGCCGGGTAGCTAACTTCTGGACGGTCGAGAATTGTCGTAACTCTCGCCGAAGATAATTCTTCCGATGGAGTGAACGCCGAAAGAAACGTATTCGACAATAGAAAAAGATCGTCCGCGCAAGTGATCGTAACCGTCGGGACGTTTTTAGTAAACGCCGTCCCGTAGTCGTAAGCGAAGTCCACGACTCGACCCTTAAATAAGTATTCTCCGTTACGCGAGAGCCGTATTTGACGCAGAGGCGAAAGGCCGGGAGTGTCGTCCGTTTCGTCATAATAGACGGACGCCTCGTTATATGGATCGAAAGAGCGACTCGGATCTATTGCTTGAATAACCATCGTTCCCGGCGAGATCGAATCTAGGACGTTCTTCTTTCCTCTGAACGCTCGGATCGCTGTAACTTGTGCCGTGATTTCGGAGAACTGATCGACGCCGTCTAGGACGTAAGTCGTATTATTAAGGACTCCTTGCTGTAAGTCGTCTAAAGTGAAGCCGTCGCCGAAGCCGGTATCCATTTCGAGGACATAGTTCCCGCCGGTTATTATGGTCGCCATATTACGCGGCGATCTGGACGTCTACCGGCCCGCTAATAAGGTTGTAGCGCTGTAATGATTCGACTATTAGGTTCGGAAGATTTGCGTCGGCTGTAACCGTGTTCACGGTTATATTTACGGGCGCGGCTTGAGTTCCGCGAGCCGATTCCATCGCCGCGATACGTTCCGCCATTCCGTAAGTCGTTAAAGCGCTCGTCTCTGGAGTGCTAAAAATTGTCTGATCGGGAATCCCGATTCCTACACTTCCGCCTCCGCGTCCGCCGCCTCCGCCGCTTCCGCCGCCTCCGCCGGGAAGCGTTAGGTCCGGGATAGTTAAGCCGGGAGTCGAGATAGTGCCGGGAGTGTCGATTCGGTCGGCTCTGCTAGGCGCGTCGAAGCCGGTTCCAGATGGTCCGCTCGGAGCGCTAATAGATGGGAGACTAATCGAGACGTTTCCGATTACGTCGATCTCGACTCCGGGTAATAGATTTAATGCTTTGATCGCGAAGTTTACGCCGCTAATAATTCCGTTTACCATCGCCTCGATTACGTTGAGGACCGTTTCGGCGATTTTGATTACGAATTTTCCGAGCGAAACGAAAGCGTCTAAGAGGTTAAAGACGACGTCGATTACGGGTCCGATAGCTTTCGCGACGATGTCGAAAGCGACGGCTAAAACTTTGCCGAGGATCGGAGCGATACGGTCTCGGATGAAGCCGTAGAACTGTAATAAGAGCTCGCCGTATTTGCGGAATGAATCTCTATTTTCGTTAATTTTTTCGACGATAATATCGAAGATTTTTCGTAAGCCTTCGAAGATCGGGATCGCGATCGTCATAACGATAGGGACGAGATAATTAACGATTAGATCGGCGAAGAATCTAAACGCGGGGACGAGATTATCGTTAAAGAATTTCGTTAAAGTTTTCACGACCGGGATCAGATATCTATCGAAAGCCGGGACGAGTTGATCGTTAATAAAGTTCGTTACGTTCGAGATCGCGTCCGCTAAGAATGGGCCGATTTTGTCGGCGAGATCTGTAATTATTGGGACGAGTTTCGTTAAGAAGAAGTCTCCCAGATTCGAGAAGATCGGAAGTAAATAAGATCCGACTTGCTCGACGAGTTCGCCGCCGACAATTTTTAGACGACTCATCTTCCCTTCGAATGTGTCGGCCGCTACTGCCGCCGCTCCGCCGAAAGTCGCCGAGAGAGCTTGAACGGCTCCGTCGAAGTCTTTAGTTTTGACTAGGTTCTCGTCGAGAGGGATTCCGAGCTTTTGTAAGCCGGCGACGTTTCCGCCGTATGCTTTCGATAATGCGATGGAGACGCTTTCTAAGTCCTTGCCGGTTGCCGCGCTAATGTCGGTCGCGAGTGTGAGTAGTTCTTGAGAGCGTGTAACGTCTCCGGTTGCTCGCGCTAGGTTCGCGAAAGCCGGCCTCAGTTGGTCGTCCGCGACTCCGATCTGGATCGACATTTTGCCGATCTGATCGTCGATCGCTTTGATTTGATCGTTCGTCGCCGAAGTATTCGCTTTTAGAGCCTGATTTAATAATTCGAAACTTTTTTGGTCCTCTGCCGCCGCTTTTACTGCTAAGCCAATTCCGGTAGCGATAGCGCCGACGCCGACGGCCGTTACTGCCGCGATCTTCTTAAACGATCCTCCGAGGCGTTCGAGTGATCCTTCGGCTTCGCCTACGGCTTTCTTTAATGGTCCGGCGTTGCCGACGATGGAGACTGTAATCGGTTTAGCCATAGAACTATCCTAGATCGTATTTTGTAATTAAAGAGTCCACGAGCGAGGCGTAGCGTTGAGCGACTTCGCTTCGACGTGAGTCGATCGCATCATAAAAGAACGGATTAGGTTTTATCGCTCGCGACGGCCATCCGAAGTGGATCGGTCCGGCATACGGGACGCCGACGCTTCCGGCTCTGATTTTCGCCGATTTTTTAGTCGAGGCGTTTCGGATATTTGCGGCGAGCGCTCCGGTTAGAACGGGGACATATTTTTTAGATTCGCCGATAATGATTTCGGCGACTCTTTTATTTGTTTCTAGGAATTCTTCTTTATTGAGATCGAGCGCATCCGTTGAGAGCTTGCGGAGGTCGCGTTGCACTTTTGAAAGTCCTTCAATTTTGACGGCATCCGTCGGATTCGCACGAAAGCCGAAAGTTCCAGAAGCCATAGATTTATCTCGCTCTCGTTCTTGCTTGCGCGTCTGCTTGTTTCTTTCTTCTTAATAGCCCATCGTAGATGAGATCTAGGACTTCTGGCGAGGTTTCGATTAGTTCGTTAGGCGCGATCCCGGTTTCGATGGCGAGCTCGGCGATATATTCACTGAACGAGCCTCGCGTTAGACTTTTGGGTCGTTGCCTATTTCTACGTCCGCGACGTTTTTCGACCATTCTTCGAACGGCTTGACTACGTTTCCGTTATCTTTTTCGGCGAGCCAAGCGAGATAGTAAAGATGTTCCATTCGAGTATCTGATCCGCTAAACGCGGCAGAGATGCCACACTTAGCCCATCGTTCGAATGCGATTATTGCCGGCGGGTAGACGGGTAGTTCTACTGTGTTTCCATCGCGCCGCTCGACGGTGAGGCGTATTTTTAGCACGTTTTAGATTACGCTACGGCCTGCACTATTGAGCCGCCGGAGTAGGTGCAAGTAATCTCGACGAGCTCTCCTACGTTTACGACGATCGGAGCTTGAGCCAGATAGCCGCCGGTGTGGGTATACCTCGGCGAGCTCGCTCCGGGAGCGGTCGCGAGTGGCTCGTAGACGATAACGGAAGTAGTTCCGACGTCGCCGAAAGCGAATTGGATAGCTTCGGCTGTAGCGAAGCTTCCTAAGAGAGTGAAAGTAGTTTCGGAGTTCTCCAAGCCTGCTACGTTCTCGACATAAGTCGAGGCGAGAGTCGTAGCGTCCAGAGCCGGAAGAGTCTTCGTCATTGTGATAGAGCGAAGTTGATCGTTGAAGTCGGTTCCGCCTACCGTGAAGACGGTCGCTTTTCCGAGTTGGGTTACTGTTGCCATAGTTCTATCTTACTCCGTTTCTTCTGTAATAGTTTTAGCATACTTCTTAGATGCTTTAGTGTTTTTAGGTTCTTGAGTGATCGCGCCGATCGCCAAGCTCTTAAGAGGCTCGACTCCGACGGCGACTAGATCCTCGTCGGTTACGATCTGGCCGGGAGTGAACGCTTTTAGACGCGACGAAACGACGACGTAGTTAGCCATTATCCCCAGAGTTCCATCGTGTAACGGTAGGCGAGCATTTCCACGCCGCTAACACTAACCGAGATCGGAGTCGCTGTAACGACTCTCGAATTTGAGACCGTCGCGACGCCGTTTTTAGGTAGTGTCGGCGCGGCGTCTAGTTTTGCTTTGATCGAGGTCGAGCCGGTCGCCGCCAAGAAACTATCTAGGTAGTCTTGCGCGGATCGTTCCGACATTCTGCCGGTAATGAGAATTAGGTCGATCGAGCCTCGATCTAGGCTATTTGCGAGCGTGTATTCCCAAGTTATAGAGATCTGACCGATTACGAGAGCCGGAGGGACTAGGCCGTCCGGGATCGTGTCGTAAACTCGTAGTCCGGTTATATTGACGGCCGTTTTTACGCCGTCTCGAACGTCGGACGGGACCATCGCTAAGCGAGAACTTCGCGTCTATATGGTCGGACCATCGCTTGAACGTCGCGACCTAGAGGCGACATTCTGATAGCGCCGAGTTCCGATAAGCCGAGAACGCCGCCGACACTCGAAGCACGTTTCACTAGATCAGTCGAGAGAATGAGGCAAGCTTCTTCTATGTCGTCTGGAGGTGTTCCGTTATACCATCCGAATTTGGCTGTTACTTGAACGCCGGGACGAAGATTAACGGGAGACGGGAAGAGCGTCGTTCCGACCATCGTTATTACTGTAAACGGTCGTTCTAATTGTGGAGCGTTTACGGGGTCGAGAATGTAGTCGGTGTTAAACGTGAGAGTCGTTTCGAATGTGCCGTCTCCGCCGGTGTCGGTTTTTACGATTAGTCCGGTAGTCGAAGATATGTCGTCCACGAAGAGACGATAGAAGTCGGTCGCTCGATATTGTCTTGCGGTGGCGTTGGTGTCTGCCCAGAAGCGGCGATTAGTCATCCGGTCGATAGATCTTGAAGCGGACTCGATCGCTTTTTCTATATTGACCGTTTCGTCGGCCGTTATAGTCGTCATTCCCGTATAAGACTGAAACGTAGCGACGGTCGTATAGCCATTAGTTATAGCCATCGTCTAAGCCTCTTTCTTTTTTTTAGGGACGTTCCTTTTCGCTTTAGATACTACTTTAGGCTCTTCTCGTTCGATGGGTGCTTGCTCGGCTCGCGGTGTTTTATGTCCCGTCGAAAGGAGTCCGTCGAGCCGAGCGAGCTCTTTATCTACGTTCGCGACTTTGTCCTTTTTACCTTTTGCAAGATATCCGGCGCGTTCGGCGATTAGTGCTTCGCGATATTTTTCGACGTTGAAGCCCATAGTAGAGATCTGAGGTTCTTCCGGCGACTAGACAAGGAGTCCGCTAGTCGCCGGAAGAAGAGAATCAGAATGTCGGAGTTACGAGACCGGTTCCGCCGATGTAAGCTCCGGCGAGTGGCCTTCTTTGTGCTGTGAAAGCCGAGAAGCCGAAGAGAACGATTCGGATCGCGACTTTGCCGTCTGGCTGTTCGAATCGAACGTATGTCGGCATCTGTGGAGCTTCCCAGAGGTGCATCTCGTCGGATGAGACGACATAGATTAAGTCTTCATTAGCGCCGGCGCCGTTCGTAGTTGTTACGTTCGCGTCGGTGATAATTGGCAAGCCGAGCATCGAGTATTGGCCGCTCTGACCGTAGCCGAGGCCGCTAAACGTGCCGATCGCGTTCATAGGACCGTTAGCGTTAGGCACTACAAGCGGACGGTTCGTCGAATCGACGCCGGCCAAGAGGAAGCCCAAGCGGCGCGGGTGCATAATGATAAAGTTCGGGCCGCTAAAGACGTTCGACTGCACTCTCTGGATCGCGTCTACGATCTTCGGATACAGTTCGGCGACTGTTGGAGTCGCTTCGGTGAACGTAACGACTTGAGTTAGCGCGGTGTTAAGACCGGTCGGCTCGCCGCTCGATCCTGATCCGTTGAGGATGCCGTTATCAAGTTTTGTATTGTAGGCCGAGATGAGGTCCGCGAGGACTACTTCCTCGATGTTCGCGCCTCGGAGGATTGCTTGCTTTGAGACGTCTTGCATACCGGCGATGGTGTTCACGTTCACAGTTAGGAGCGTGTCGTCGATGTTTGTCTCTGTAGCTGTGTCGTTTTCTGCCGCTTGATAGCCGACGGCGGTTCCCGTTGTTACCTTCGAGATGTTTACCGTCATACCTTGAGCCGGGAGAACGTGCTTTCGACAGATGTCCGCGACCGGACGACCGGCGCGAGCGAGCGGAGCGTAAAGGTCGATCAAGTATTGCGGGACGACAAGTCCGGCGAATGCGGCCGTTCCGACGTCGCGCTTTTCGAGCTTGACTTCACGGTTATAGCGAGCGATTCGATCGGTCGCGTCTGCATCGCGTGAGAACTCCGACGAGATCGCGTCGGCCAAGAATGAGAACGATCCGCGAGCGTGATAGGTCGGCTCTTCGGAAGTTACTTTCCATCCGCCTACTTGACGAGTTTCTGGAGTTGAGACTTCTACTTTTTTAGCGAGTTCGATAGCGGCAAGTTTGCGCGTTTCGATCTCTGAGACTTGTTGAATTCGTGCGTCGAGCTTCTCAATTTCGAGGGCCAGAGCGGACACGTTAGCGACTTCGATCTCGTTTAGATCGCGATCCTCTTCGGCGGCGCGGTTTAATGTCGCGTCGATGAGTTCGTTCTTTGAATTGCGCTTTTCTTGTAGTTGTGTAAGAAAGTTCACGGTTTTAATCCTTTAGATTTTTCGATGTGTGTTATCGAGGTGTCTTAAAGATCTGGCCGGGTGTCGATCTTGTCGAGGTGCGGCGCTAATTCTTTAGAGGTGTCGTCTCTACGAGTGTAGTCCGACGGTGTTCGCTTTTGCAAGCATCCGATCGGACTCTTGAGAGATGATTTTATTAGCCCAGACTTTACCGGGATCGCCTCCCCAGAGAGCCCAAGCGATACGACCCGCCGACGGGTAGCCGTTTTCGTTAGGTGAGAATCCTTCGCCTTGTTTGTCTACTTCGTGTCGAGCGAAGAACGATCGCATTCTTAAAACAGTGTCGTATGAAAGAGCGCCGTTTATTATGTCGCGAGCGCGAGCGACGCCGATCTCAGTTCCGCCGCGACCGTAAAGACGACGCCATTCAAGCCCGCGTCTAGCTTCGGCTTTCATTTCTTGAGTCGGTTTATAGGATTCGGCGCGTTCAATTTCTAAAGAGCCGTCCCAAGCGTTGCAATAATAAGAAGCTAAAACTTTAGCATCCCATTTACTGCAATAGCCGCCGGCATAATAGACACAATTTCGACAAGCTCTACCTTCTGGCACGTCATCAGATGACGACGGCCGATAATTATTCGGAAGCGCTCGATAGTTTTCGCTTGCTTCTATTGCGGCGATTTGTGCTTTTGCTTCGCGTCGGCTTTTGTGGCAGAAGACGAGGCTTCCGTCTGATTCTTTGACGACCGCATAGCCGGAAGCGCATTCCGGATTATTTGTTTCTATGCGATATGGCATAGATCTAGTCGCCGATTAAGACTCGAATGTCTTCCGTAGAAGATGCGACAATTCCATAGAGTCGCTCGTTAATCGGTAAAAACATTTCTAGCGGCGTAGTGTGCTTTTGAGTAGCCAAGCCATTACTAGTTGAAACGTCAGAGCCGCCAAGATATACGATCGAGTTTCCGATGACGTGAAGATAGACGTAGCGATTAGTTTCGTCTTTTTCGACTAATAGAGTCGGCGAGGTCGTTACCGTAACGGACGCCGATTTCATTTTCTGATCTTCGCTAAGACGTTCTCTAATTGTGCGAGATTAGGTTTTTCAATTACTTCTCGGACGGCTTGAACGGATGCCGCTTCGCCGTAAGCGCCGAAAGTTACTAACGAAACTTCCGCGAGATGAGCTTTAAGTCTTTCGATTACGCCGTTCGACGCTTTACGATCTTTCAACGGTTGAAAGCCGATCGAGAGATTAGTTAAAACGCCGTCCCGGACAAGTTCGAGAGCTTGATCGCCGAGATCGGTTTTAGAGATACGGAATTCGCCGTATAGTCCTTTTTTATCTTCTCGAAGTGTTGTCGCCTTGCCTAGCGGGAGGACTTGTTGGTCGTGGCCCTGTAAAAGTTTTACGCGATGAGCGGCGCGAGTTACGGCTTCGAATGCTCCCATACGGAAGACTTCGATTAGACCGGGATGGATTCTTGTTTCGGTGTCGTATGGGACACAGATTCCGCAAATAGTCCGACCGTCGCCTTCGGCGCGGACCTCTAGATCGCTTTCATATCTTCTAGTTTCTAAAGACATATCTTTATCCTATTCGTCTAGCGGTTCTTCTTTAGGGAATTCAATTTCTTCGACTTCTCCGACTTCTTCTAGTTCGTCGGCTTCTTCGATTTCTTCCGTAGTTGTCTCTGGCTCTCCGATCGGTGGACGGTTCTCGAAGTCTGCTCTCACTTCGTCCACAGTTAAGAAGCCGGATTCAAGCGCGATCTTATGAGCCTGATAGCGCGTTAAAGTATCGGATCGAAGTAGCGCGTCGGTGTTAAATTTTGCGTATTGTCCGCGAGGTAATAGATCCGTGAACGCCGACTCGATTCTCGTTAGAAGCGGTGTAATCCCTCTGAGGAATTGGAGTTGCTCTTGCTCGACGTTCGAATAGGTCCGCGACGAGTTCGGAGCTCCCAGATAGTAGCCCGGTAAGCCAAGCATATTTGCTATTTCGGTGAGACTGAATTCTCGCGATTCGACTAACTGAGAGTCTTTAGCGTTGTCGCTTAATTGTTGAAACTTAGTCGTCGAATTTAGAACGGCCGGCTCGCGTGAAGTTCCGCCGTAATGTCTCATCCAGACGGCCTTTAGCATATCGGCCTCGTCTTGAGTTAGATCCGCGTTATCTGAGTAGAGAATGCCGGTCGGTTGAGCTCCGCCGTCGAAGTATTTAGCGGCGTAAGCCTGCATCGCGAGAGCGGCGCCGATTCCTTGACGTTGAGCGGCGACGACTCCTAAGCCTACGATCTGTCCGGGAAGCGTAAAGTTTTTTATGTGCATTATTCGATCGGCTTCGTAGATCTCGTCGTTAATTTTGTAGGTTAAACGTCCGGCGTTCCGCTCGACGTGAACTCTTGTCGGTGATACGGGATAGATAGATTCGGGATAGCCGTTCGCGCCGATATCGCCGAGAATGGCGATGTAGTTTCCGTGAATTACAAGAGCGGCCGCCATAGCGGAGATCGTTTCGATTCTTGTTTCGTTCGGATATGGACGCTCTAGTAATGGTGGGATCGGTTCGATTCTGACGTCGCCTCTATAGGCGTGAATCGGTAGAGCGCCGATCGTGTCCGAGATTAAAGTAATTCCGCGCCATAAGCCGGGGATCGAGAGCGTCGTTCCTTCGTCTACGAAAGTTCCGGCGTAAACGGTGTCGTAGTAACGCGAAACGCGGCCGAGCGAATCGACGTAGGCGTTCGGTTGGGGCATAGGGAGAATCCCTTGACGCTTTTTTAGACGGAGTCGGTCGAAGATAGCCATCGCACTAAAGACTATATCTTAGACGGTAGGCGTAACGGGATTAGAAGATCAGAGATCGCGGCTTCGTCTCAATTTTGCGGTGGACGGAATGATGCCAAGCGAGAGTGCTTGCATAGAGCGGAGTTAGGTCGGCGTCGGTGTTCATTCTGGCCCAGAGCCAAGACTGACCTAGCGGACGCTTCTTAGCGTTAAGGATGGCATCGTCTAAAACGCTCGAAGTTTTGACTTTTACGCTTCGGTCGAGGATTGCGTCATAAAATAAATTACAAGCCGAGACGACGTCTTGCGTCCGGTATTTGACGACGTTTACTTGCAAATTTTGGAGCGGTTCTACGAGAGCTCCGGCCGGTGAATAGCCGTCTACGATGATCGGCGCTTTCCATCGTCGCGAAAGTTCTAGGCATCGTTGAGATATCCACGCGACGCCGGGACGCGAGTCGATTACTTCGATTCGGCCTTGCTCGTCGGCGACGACAATAGAAGCGCAAGAACGATCTAAAGAAACGTCGAGCCCGAAAGAAAGCCGTCCGGCGGGAGCTACTTTCGCCGAGTTGCACGAATACCAGACTTTTTCGGGAATAAGCCGATCGTCTTGATTCGTCCAAGTGTTTAGATAGCTTCGCCGGAAGTCGGTTAAAGTCATCGTCGCGAGCGCGTGATCTATCGTCGAGGCGTCGATCGTCTGGCCGAGGGCGGGCATACACTTAGCCCAAGTCGTAGGATCGAACGGATCATCGTCTGGATCGGCGGACCATTCGAAGTAAGCGACGCCGTTTATTAGCCCGTCTTTTATTGCTTGCCGTCCGGCGTCTACCTTGCGGCGAAGAAACATAGACTCCGAAGTTCCCGCCGTTGAAACGATAAGGATCTGGCCGTCTTTTTTAGTTGCCATCGCCGGCAAGAGCGCCGCTTCCCGGATGCCTTCATAGTCGGCGAACGCTTCGTCTATTACGGCAAGCGAAAGCGTTTTACCGTGTCCGGCTGTAGGTGTAGACGGGAGAACTTGAATCCTTGAGCCATTCCGGAAGATAATAGATTCGTTTCCGTTAGCGGTATAGATCCGTTTAATGGATGGCGCGAGCGTTGAATTCTGTAAAGCGGGGACTTGATCGTCCATTAACTTACGGCGAGCATCGAATCCCGTTTGAGCCGTATAAGCGATCGCTTGCGGAGATCCCCAAGCTAAAGCGCGATGCAATTCCCAAGCGAGAACTAGCGCCGTTTTGCCCGACTGACGAGGGACCGTAACTACGATCTCACGATATGCCGGCGTTATTCCATCGTCTAAGACTTCGAGGCCGACGTCGGCGACTAGCCTCTGCCATTCCATAAGCGGAGTCCCTAAACGTGCGGCGATCGCCGCTAATTCGGGTCCGCGAGTTTTACGACTCGGATTCCTTGCCGTCGCGTAACGCGGCATCGCGCCAAATTGAAGCGATGACTTCGTTAAAGTCTTCGACGTCATTAGCGCCTACTTGCCGGAGAATATCCTCGGCCTCTCGATATTGTCTCCAGAGATTCGCGTTC